GTGGGGCTTTTTAATTCTATTTCTAGAAAGTCTAAATTACATTAAGTTTGTAACTTTTACACTTCTGTAATACTGGTTACGATCAGCTGTGAATGTATCACCGTCTGTTGTACCGTCTGCCTGCATTACGAATGGATTAGCAATCATGCCATACCTAGTTTTGAAACCAATTTTAGGTTGGAAAGTTGCTGGATCTATCGCTCTTACCATTTGTAATGGAACGTATGGGCAATAGAATAGACCTGCGTCATAAGGGCTTGTGCCTTTATAACCAGCTACATAGAACTGACTAGCAGCTCCTGTGTTTGCTGAATACGGGTCAATGTATACTTTATAACGACCGTTAAGTACGCCTGCAAAGGTATTACCTGTGTCATCTACATTTAAGTTAGTTGACAATGCTGGAGCGTAATCTAAAACACCAGCCATTGCTAGAGCACTTGCTACATCTGATGAACAGATGATGAAGTTACCCTTGCCACGTCTTGTGTCTTGTGCAATTACGTTTGCGTCACGTTCGATATTAAATAAAAGACCTTTAAATCTTTCTACGGACCATCTTCCGTTACTGTCGACATCTAAGTCGAATGTTCCGGCAGTTGCTGTGCTGGCAGAACCAGTTTTAGCTACTTTGTAGATAGTTCTAATGACTTCACGATTAATTTCTGCAAGAATTTCTTGAGAAAGTATATTCGAAAGTTCAGATTCTGCATCTAAACCATGAACAGCTTTTAAATCTTGAGCTAGTTCAACTGTGTACTGAGCTTTTAATGCTCTGGACTTAGCTGTAACAGTAGTTTTCTCGATTGAAAATGCCATTTCATTTAGTGTAGTTGAGTCTCCAAAGCCTTCTGCTGTGGATGTGGATACGCCATTTCCTGTAGTGTAGGTACCGTCAACGGGGTTACCGCCAGCGTGTGTTCCTGCACCGGAAAAGTCAGTGTCCGCTTCGTTAAATAAAGCCTCGGCTCCAGTTTGTGTACTGAAGTGAGATTTCATTGCAAAGATTAGACCAGTTGGTCCGGACATTGGTTGTACGCCACAAACATCGTATGCCATAAGGTTTGGTAAAGCACGTCTAACTAGTGAGATCAATATTGGATCGTAGTTGTCGACGCCTGAACCAGTTTGGTTTGCGTGTGTAGCCTCGAAAAGAGCTGCTTTTTCCTCACGGAGTGCTTTCTCTTGGTTTTCTAAGACTACTGTGGTAACAGCTCTTTTATAAGGATCTTGAATCTCTGTGAGTTCAGGATGCTCAAGGACTGGTTGCCACTTTTTCTGTAGTTCTTCTGAAAGATACATCAGTTTCTCCTTGTTTTTACTTTGTTATGTTTTATAACCTAATTATTTATAAAATTGTTAATTTTTAACCCTGTCAAACTTAGCTGCCTGAGAAATGCCTGTGACATATCTACTCATTACACTATTGTCTGATAAAGTTCCTTGATCAACGCTATCTTCTAGCTTATCACTATCATCAGCTTTCGCTTTAGGAAAATAATTTTCCTTGATAACATTTAGTTTTGAAGTGTACTTGTCGTCGGAGTCATATGAAATGCCTTCAACTAAACCTGCAAACTTCTCTACCTCTGTTTCAGCTAGATCGTCAACCACGGAACGGAATATTCTTTCCTTTTGTAGTTGTTCTCTATCTTCGCTGATTGCGACGGACTTACCAATCTCTTCGTCTAACTTAGATTTTAGTTCGTCTATCTCTTGCTTTTGAGTATTTAAGACATCGAATTTTTCTTCTGGAACATCAATATAATGTTCTGTGAAGACTTGCTGTAAGCCTTTAATAAAGCTTTCAGTAATTTCGTTTCTTAAACCGCCCTCAATAGCCAGCTCGTTTTCTGACATCCACTGCTCTGTCACGTAGGACAGATACTTGTCGATGTTTTCTACAAGTTTCTCTTTCGCTTCATCAAAAGCTACATTAGCTTCCTCAACGAGTACATCTTCAATAGATTGTACTTGTTCATTGACTCGCGACACAACCACTGCTTCAAAAAGTGAAGCTGCTTGTGTTTTAAATTCTTCTGAAAGATGCTCTTCGTCGGCAAATAAACTAGCAATGTCCGCTTCGAATAATGTTTCTTCTGCTGAGTCTTCTTCAGATGTTAATACTTCGGATTCTTCTTCCTCTGCAATAACTTCTTCTTCTCCATCAACATATTCTACTTCTTCGCCTTCGACTGCTTCATTCTCAACAATTTCGTCTTCAGTTTCGGAAACTGGTGTTTCCTCTAGTACTTCGTCTTCAGTCTCTTCGACTTCTTCTTGATGTACATTACCTTTAGATGATGCTTGTGCTACAACACTTTGAGTTGCCTCTCCGTCGTTGTAGTTAGGTGCTTTACCAGCACCTGAGTTTGAAGGTCTAGGGGCACTACCAGCTTTAGCTGACGCTTCCTTACCTACTGGGCTTGTTAATCCGCCTTCAGGGTTGCTTGAACCACTTAGGTCTTGCTGTTCTGGGTTTGGATTAGAGTTACCTTGTAGGGGTGGTTTAGCATCGCCATTGCTTGACTTATCTAGTGGACGATTTGCCGCTAGTTCGTCAAGTACTTCTACGGCGTCGTCTTGCAACTTGCCTTCTAGAAGTTCTCTGATTTTGGATTCTACTCCCATGTTACTCTCCTCTTAGGATTATTTAATTTTAATATAATCTAATAAACTATTTATATTTATACAGATTTCTATTATATTTTAGACAGTTTATTAAGAAAACTACTGAAAACTGCAATCTTAGCTTCTTCTAGTTCTCTAGATGATGCTCCGTTAATTATTGCTTGACTTTCCTCAATATCTTGTTCTGTCCACTTACCATTAACAAAAACCCATTCCCTTCCTTCCATAATACCGGATACAAAAGCGTCTGGAGCGCTAGGATCTGCAACAATATCTGCTGCCGTGGCAAGCATAAAGTCATCTTGTACTTCATTAATGCCATTTCTCTCTTTTAAAGAG